GCCCACCCTGTGGTGTCTCGCATCTGTTGGTAATATCTATCGCTCATATTTGCTTGTTTTTTGTTTATAAATATATTATAATAAAATTATAACCAATTGTCAAGAACTATTTTTTGTTATCTATAATAATTGGTATTATTTAAAATGTTTTTCTAAGGCATTTAACATATCTTGCGCTTCGGCAAGTTTTGCTAGTTCAGACTTTATTGATTCCATGACATCAGGATGTTCCCCAATACCTACTGAATTTCTCATATAAACTCTACAGTTAGCTCTGTGATATGCTATTTGTCCTAATAAGTGTTCTCTTATATCGTCGTACATTTTTTACTCCTTGTTCTACTTTTTAATATCAACTATTCCAGTAACAAACCCTCGGATAAATCCTTCTAGCCTGTTTGGTATGATAAATGTTATTATTAATAGTGGAAAAAACACTAAAAATATAAAAAATACTATTAGTGTAGATAGAATTGGTCTGTCTATCATTATATTATCTGGTGCTATCTGCCTTACTAATTTATAAGACGGCCACCATATGCTATACATTGCAGCGAGCGTACCCGATAAGTATACTGCAGCAATAATCTGCCATATTTCCATTCCCTAATCTCCTTTTACAGGTACTTTTGCAGGTGCTCCAATTTACCCATCTCATATGTTGCTAAAGGATAATACTTACCTGCAAAACTTAAGTGAGGAAAATAACTACCTTTTAAATCATCTTGACTGCACTCAATCGTGTAGCATAGGTATAGTCTATATCCTCTCTCTTCCGCTTCTTCAGGTCTTAACTCTTTTTCAACAAGTGCAGGATAGTTCTGTCGAACTGCCCATACCTTTTCTCCAGTTTGAAACTCGTCTGCTACACATTGTTCGGGTAGCATTGCGTTTCTGCGTCCTTCGTAATCGGTTTGAGCAAGTTTCTGTGGAATACCTACTCTATCGATTATTGCTTTAATGAAAGCTGGTGAACGATACAAACTTTTAGCTATATCTGATACATTTGCTCCATCCAAGTAGAAGTTCACTACTTGTTTTATTTCCATTTCTGTTGCGCCTTTACCTTTATTTTGGGCTTTGCGTCTTTCTCTATAAGCTACAGTGTCCAAGTGGTCGTCAATAATTTTATTGAGTCTTGTAGTATTGTAACTAATATTTAATATACTACATGCTTCTTTCTTAGTAATAGGTTTGCTATCGTTAAGTAAGTCTATTACATGTTGTACGTTTGTTTCTGTTAAATTTTCGTGCTTTCGCGTCTTTATAGCCATTTACGCTCCTAATATATAAAGTATAAGTATGTATGTTAAAACATGAAGGTACTGGTCTAAGCCATGTAACCCCCAATATAGTGTATGTGTATTGTTTAGTTTAAAAATTCTTTTTATGTTATTTTTGACATAATCAATATGATAATGTAAATATCCATCTAAGGCTGCCAAGTATAATGCGGCGAACCAGTTGCTAAAGAATATTAGTACTGCAAAGGTTCCTGCTATGTGGTGCGATGCGTGGACTAAACCGCCACGCGCACCGTATGTTCCTTTGTCTTTCCAAGGTTTCTGCATAAGATAATCGGCAATAGTATGCTTTAGCATTAATAATATAAATATTAATACTATTTCTTTATCCATTGTTTCCATTGTCATATTGGTCAGTATACCCCGCTTCCTTGTTTTCTCCTAAAAGAAATATTGCATAGTGAATAATTTTTAGTAAGTCAGCTGGATTATGTCCATTCTTTTTTCCATAACGCTGTGCATATTTAATTATATTACCTATACAGAAGCCTTTGCCGTGACCAGCATCAAATACAAACTCTGTGGTTTGAAACTTGCTTTTGCCATAGTGCTGTTGATAAGTACTATCAATGTACTCTTTTAGTTCTTGAAGTACTATATCTTCATTAAATTTATAGTCCACCGATTAACTCCTCTAATGCAGTATAACCGCCTATATATTCCCCATCTTTTATTATCTGAGGAAAAGTTCTAGCACCAGGGAATTTTTCTCTCATTTCTGAGAAACCGTAGTCTATATCAAGTTGTTTATATACTACGTCAAAACCTTTTCTTTCTGCTAAGCCTTTTGCCATGTCGCAATAAGGGCAGTTTTCCTTTCCATAAATCTCTATCATCTTGTTATCCTTTTTTCATAGTCTGCATAGTCTTCGTTCCACCAATGAGGTTTCTCACGATATTTCCAACTAGCAAAAGTTGCTTTGTCTAAATGATAATAATCACGATAACTTTGTATAGGGTTATCATAGTCTTTCAACTCATCAGGCATAGCTAATCCAAAGGTTGTAAAACCTGCTTTAGGTAAATTCTTTGGATCAGGTAGTTTGTTTACTACTTGCTCAATTGATTTGTGTAGTTTTCCATATCGGTAGTAGTACTCATCATTCAATGCGTTAGCATAACAATGAACCCACTCATGGTTTTCCAAAGACTCTCTTGCCCAGATAGTGCAAGGATGATTATACATCATTGGTAGGTAGGGGTAGGGACGTTCCTCAAGAGGTAAATGCTTAATCTCGGCTTTTGCCTTGTTCATCACTTCTCTTTCTTCTGCGTTAAGAGCTCGAGGAACGAACCCTAGTAATTCATCTATCCATATAGTAGTGCATAAGATTTGAGCAGCCTCAAGCGGCATCTTGACAATATGCTTGTCAACATGATACTGGGCTGCTTTGTCTAAATCTTCATCTAAGTAAAATAAATTCATTATGCTATCCAACATTTATACTGAGGACATTCTCCACTATCTTTGTGAAGTTTAGCCCCGCAGTGTTTGCACTCGCCGTAATGGTAGTCTTCAAAAGTTTTAGTTTCTGAGTTCCACATATTTACTTTTTTGTGTTCTTGGTATTCTGTATTTTTCATATGTATATTATACTAAAATTATGAACATATGTCAAGAACTATTTTTTCGTTACTTAGGTTTCTTTTATTTTTTGCCCATTGCCTGAGCACCAAAAAATGCCGCAACAATACCAGCAACTGCCACAAAGTAGGTAGGAGCCATATCTCCTAGAGTTTCCTGTGCTTGGTCTAATCCAACCAAAGATGCAACTACTACTGCAAAAGGATATAATAATAGTCCACCTAAAGCGAACCAAGTCATATTTCTTTGAGCATCACGCATCGCATCTGCATCTTCGAGTTCTTTTCTTTTGAACTCTAAATACATTGCACGTTCTTCCTCTGTTACTACTCCGTCACCATTGGTATCGGCGGGATGATAGCTATTATTGACTTCTTCAGCCACCTTGCTTATCCTTTGCTTTTCCAATGTTTAAAGCTAATAAATCTATAAACTTATAAAGTTTACCAATCATAGCATCATCCTTTGGTGTCGGTGTTGACGCCGCAATTAAACTAGCAATTGTTACTATAAGAGTAACTGTGCTTACTATTTCCATTATCATAGTATTCTCCGCTCTGTAAAGAGCCTTGCCCTTCGATTAGGGACTTCCTTGATAGGAAACTATAGAATGTAATCTAATATCTTCCCATCTATCTTCATCAAGTCTATAACACACTATCGTATCATTGATTTGTTGATTCACTTTACTACTTGTGAGAGACTCCATAAGAGTACAAGGTATTGTATACTCTTTTTGTGAGTTATCTGATATAAAAGTTATATCTACTACGTCTCTCTGTAGTAATTCTTTTAGTTCTGTAAACATTTTTGACCCCTGCTCTTTTTGCGTCTATGAGGATTCCTTCCTCTCTAATTTTCCATCTTCTTTCTGATATAGGCTTTAGCATCCATAAAAAATCGCTCATATACCTGTATGTTCTTCTATTGTCGCTATTCTATCTTCCATATGTTCTAACCAGTCTTCAACTTCTTCAAATCGTCCTTGTACTACTGGATTTTTGTCAAAAAACTTAGCACCTTTATTCATTACTCTATAGTAGTGCCAGTCTTTTAGATATTGTATTAGTTTATTCCACATTATTCAATGCTTCCGGGTCTGTTACTTTTTCATAATATACTACTACTTCCTTGAGTTCTGTAATATATCTCTTTAATTCTTGCATGTTATAGGACATTAGTTCGTAGTCTGGTATAGACATAG